TATCCCCGGCGATATAAATTTCAATTTTTGTCGCTCCCGGTAACGCCATTACAAATTCACGCTCCCCGCGCTGCGTAATCGATCCATGACACGATCCATCAGCCTGTCAACGCCGTAATCGTCGAAGATGATCGCACCTTCAAACGCACTCCGGCCAAAGGTGATCCCTCCGGTTGCAGCGGGAAGCGGTCTTACCTGTGCACCGCGGGGCAGGTCCAAGATTTCCGGCCCGCGCTCCCCTACGAGGACGGAGCCGCGACGAGTAATATCACCGCCTTCGGCCAGTCGCGGCGGGTTAATTGCGGCACGCTGATGTTTGCCCAGTCTCGTGCCGCCCTGGGGTGTTTTCTTATCTGTCGGTTCCGGCGGCTCCCAGTAATCTAATTCTTCGATAGTTTTTATTGCGGAAAGAGATATTCCGGGGATTTTGCTTAGCGCTTCCCTTGCTTTGTTCGTCTGCTCGATAAGCCAGTTTATTGCTTTTACAATAGCATTGATAGCGGTAATTACGCCGTCGGATATATTCTTCCAGATGCCTATGGCTACATCACGAATACTGCCAAAAATATTTTCAAACGTGCCGGCAATGAAATTCCAAATCGTTTCCCCTATCGCCAGATAGCGCTCCCATGCTTCTTCCCAGTCGCCGCGCATGAGCGCCAGGACAAAGCCCAGGATATTTTTGATCAGGTTTATCGCTGTTTCAAACACAAGCTTGATCTGATCCCATGAACGGCTCAGGACAGCTAAAATTGTTTCGCCCCAGTGTTCCCAAAAAATGCGAAGGCCTTCGAAAATAAGCTCGGCGCCTTTTTTTATGTTCTCCCAGATAACTTTCAGTATTTCATAAAGTGTCGTAAAGATTTCTATTATACTTTGGACGGTCTCGTTGCTGCCGCCCTCGAAATTCTTGAACCAGTCTATCACCCGTTGGACGACATCAGCGACAACATCGTAAACTTTTTGAAATGCCGGTATCAAATAGGTCGAGAAAAGATCGACTACAAAGTTAACAGCTATTCCCAGGTAGGTAAACACGGCTTGAATAACGGCTTGTATCTGTGGCATGTGGTCAATGATCCATTCAGCAAATTTCTGGATAATCGGCATGGCATTAACGCCTACCTGCGTTGTTACGGCTTTAAAAGAACGCGTCAGCTGATCAATAGTATCTGTAAATAAAACTCCAGCGTCAACCGCTTCATCGGATAGCACCATGCCCAAGTCATGTGCCATTTTCTTCATTTCGTCAACGCTGCCGGTTGCGCTGTTTAAAAGAGGCATAAGCTCGGTCCCCGCTTTACCGAAAAGTTCAAAAGCTAACCGGGATTTCTCTGCTCCCTCGGGCATTTTCTGCATCGCATTTACAACTTCTTCAAATACCTGCTCTTGCGATTTCAGGTTTCCGGATGAATCTTTTACCGAAATACCGAGCTTTTTGAACATTTCGCTGCCTTGGCCGGTACCTTTTACGGTCTCATCCATACGCTGGACCATTGTTTTCAAGCCAACCTGGAGCTTATCAATATCTGTACCGCTCTGGCTCAGAATAAATTCCCATTCCTGAAAGCCCTGCCGAGAAAGTCCGATCTTTTGTGAGAGCTTATCTATGCGGTCTGTAGTGCCGGCAGCTTTGGTCGCCATGCCATACAGCGCGCCCCCCGCCGCTATCGCTGCACCGCCGAGAGCGGCGCCCCATTTTGCAGCTGTAGCTATGCCGCTGGTCAGCGTCCCGGCCAGACCTTTACCTTTTTTATCAGTAGCATCCAACGCTTTGTCTGCTTTTTCGTTGTCGATAAAGATAGAGCCGAACAAACGGAAAATTTCCATGAATACTCACCCCTCCGGGCAAAAAGAAAAGAGCGCCTTTTTAGGCACTCTTCTTAAATATATTTTCAAGAAGTTTTAAGAGTTTCTTGCTGCAGGTTTTTTAATAATGCTTTTTAACCCGCATATTGGGCAGCGATTTTTAGGTTTAAGTATTAAATGATAAACCACATAAACAATACCTGCTGTAGGGATCCAACATAAAAACGCCAGCCAGCTCCAGGGGCTTTTTACCGGGCGCACCGGCTTTTCGCAATTCGTGCAATATCTCATTTTGCTCCTCCACTCTGACATATTTTGCTTATTCTAAATATATCATAAATTAGAGAAGTTTTTGGTGTCTTTTTTTAATTTCTTCGGCACGAGCAATAATCTGCTCTGGCGTCAATTCAGATTTAGAGCTAGGGTTTATCTGCTCTTTATAAAACCGGCTGAAAGGAATAAATTTTAATGCCGGCTTTTCTACTAAGGGTGGTGGGATCAACATGTGCGGATACAATGCCAGCCACATCTCCCAGGCTTTTTGTTTCTCTCGGTTGCTAACAGAAGCAGTTAGCAAACGCCTAACTGTAAATATTTTCTGTCCCAAAATAAATTCAAGCGAGTAGTGGCCATGCAGGAGCCGGATCGATTCCTCATATCCTACTGCATGGCACTGTTGAAAAAATCCATAAGCTCTCCATCCATGAATATTTCTTTGAAGGTCTGTATGGATTCCGTAAACGGCCTTTTTTTAGCCGTTTCGATGTCAATATCTGCAGCGAGGGCCACTATGTTGAAAAACTCCTCTTTTACTTTTTGGGAGTTTTTTAGGACGTATTTTATGAGCTCTATCCCCAGCTCTCTTTGGATCTCGGTACGGTTTTTATCAGGATATTTTTTTTTATATTCTTGTGCTTTTTTTATACCATAGTTTTGTATATCAAGTTTTTCAAAAATATCAACCGCATAGGGCAGCATGTCAAAAGCTTTCTCTGTGCTAATCAAATCAACCATTCCCCCTGATAAAAAAATTAAGGGAGCCAGGTTTAAGGCCCCCTTTCTTTTACGTTATTTCAGTTAAACTCACTCCGACATTTACATCGTTATCAACAATATCCGCACTGCCAAAGAAAGTCTCGAAGCCACCTTTACGGATTTCGTACGGACGGTTAGAGCCTTCGGGTATACTGCTAAACATTGCCACACCGGAAGCGTTTGTCAGCTTCGATGTGCCGGAAAAAATAACGCTTGCGCCTTCAACCGGAGATGTTCCGTCATTTACTGTAAATGTTACGGTATAAGTTCCCGGGGCCTCGACCTGATCAATTTTATAAATCGGGCTGGACAGATCAGCGGGATCATAATGTGCGGCGAGCTGCAGTTCGACAACGCTTTCATCTTTCGGCGCCAGGTTGACATTTAATCCGTTTTCGTTCAGGGCATTATAAAGTGTTATTACCTTATTTTCTCCGCTCATGGTTTCGCCAACAAGGGTCACGTTTTTAATGTAATCTTCATTGGGGATAGAACCGTCACCGTTAGTAATCACGCCTGCTTCAAAATTGGCACCAGGGAGCGCAAGTTTTAAATTTTCTTGTGAGAGATTCATCAGCCGGACAGTTAACGTAGCGTTTTCGGATATTATGCGCCGCAAACCCTTCTCTTTACCCCTGGCCCCATCACGCTCGATGATTTTTATTTCTCTCTCTACAACAAATGAATTGCCGCCCCTGGTAGGCGCAAGCATCCGTTCATCGACTTCGCCGTAATTAACATAGACTACGCCATGGTCTATAACGACATCTTCGATCTGTTCTAAAGTCAAATCGTAACGCAATTAATCTCAACTCCTTTTATATATTCGCCCCTGGAAGATATATCTACGTCGCTGAATTTTCCGGTCATCTTCCAGAACCGGCATTTTGTTTTCAAGATAAAACGCTGCTACTATTCCGGTTCCTGCCAGTACATGTCTGTCCAGTCCTGCCTCTATGCCAGACATCAGATTTTCCAATCCTGTTGAATCTTCCTTGTTATCCCATCCGTCAATATCCAGAGTCAAAATCTGGCGCCCTTCGCCTTCACCACGGATATTTGCGAAAGTATATGTTAGGTAGGGCATCTGTGCAGTATCCGGGGCACGCTGGAAATAAACACGAGAATGAAGAGCTAAAAGGTAGGGGTGGAGAACTTTTCTAATCTCAATCATCTTTAATTTCCTCCGCTTCATCTATCAATCCCCGCGCTCGGTTCTCGTTCTCGATTTCTTTGAAATATTTGCCTTCGATGCGCCGGATTTCGTCAATGTTTTCATGCACCGATGGACGCAGGAAGGGCCTTGCAGCCATTTTTTTTGTGCCGAATTCAATGAAATGCGCATAATATGGATCTTTTAATCCTTTGTGCTCTGCTCGTTTTTTGTCATATACCCCGATTTGTAAATGCGGTCCTTCGGATCCTTTTCTCTTCACCCAGGTGGCTATACTTTTGCGCAGGTTCCCGGTATCTTCGGATTGCATTTTTACCCTGTTTTTAGCATCATTGCGAATAAGTTTTGCTACTTCTCTAAATGCGGCCCGGCTCAGCTCTGTTAGCACGATCTTAGTTTCTTTTATGTTGGATTCATATTTTATCTTCATCCCCTACCATCCTTCCAAAAGAGCAGTCAGAACGGCTTCATATTCTTCGAGCTTTTCCAGATCCATTATGACATCCGGATCGCCTAAAATATTTTCAACTAAAACTTTTAATCCCTGGACGAGTTCGTGATCGATCAAATTCATCCCGGCAGCATCCATGGAGCGCTCAAGGGCTTTTATTTTCACCCACATGTCGTCGTCCTTGAGGTAGTCAATGTGTTTAATATCATAAACCTTGCCGTCATATAATAGCCGGAATTCGACAGTATTTATTTCGTCAATAAATAGAACATATTTCACCGTAAAAATGACTGTTTCTTCTTCTCCTACGGCTTTGGCGGCATAATAATCCTGTCCAAAGAGATTGGTTTTCTCGGCCTTGAGCGTTTTCCAATTGCTCCAGATTTCAACAGGTTCACCTATGGAGGTCGTCCCATCTATTTTCTTCTGGATAATAATTGTCCGCCGCCGGACCCGGGCCAAGTCCTTCATCACATCTGCTTTAGGTTTCATCTTCTTCACCATCCACCGGCAGCAGGGAAACACCGGTCATCAGCTGCAGCCGCAAGATTTCCTTCTGAAAGTTTTCCTCGAAGTATTCTGAAGCGTTGTTGTAAGCATAGCGGCAGTAATCGAAAAGCAAAGAGCGGGCCAGACCTTCGGTGTCAAAGTCCGGCTCCGCTCCTGCCAGTTCTTCCAGCTTTTTCTTGCCCCGTGCGATTAGATCTGTTATCGCTGT